TGAATCGACCGCATCCAACTCTCTCGGTTCAAACTGACAATCATGCGGCCCCCTTGGTCCGCTCTGCAATCTCTCGCTCAACCAGGATGATGGCGCACTCCAAGTCATCGTCCGACTCGTACCGTCTCCCTAGCGAGTCGAACACGTGCGCGCGGACAACAAGACCCATCGCGCTCGCAATGTCCCCCTTGCGCTCGAAGTCCAGTACCAGCCTGGTAAGGCGAATGGTCTCGCTCAACCGAGCCCTATTCGGGCCTGGCCTTGGCTCGCAGTTGCCCCAAAAAGCATCGCTCGTCACATCGTCGAACGGCTTCGGAATTCCCCGCCTCGCACCGAGGTTTCTTCGCATGTACCAAACCGCCTTCCTCAAGTCATCCACCGGCGCCCCCTTGCCATCGCGCCGAAAGAGGTACTTGAAGGCATCCGCGAGAGGGCATCGCATCCCCTCGCGGATCTCGATTGCCTCAACCCCGCTTGGATGCGTCGCGTAGTGCGGCGGGTGGTTCACCATGTCGGGTGTCGCCTTGGCTGATCCTCCAGTGGTGAAGGTCGACCCGTTCATGGCCTGGCCGGCCATGATCGTTGTGATGTGGACCCCGGGGATGGGTTGGGCATCTAGAATGTTGTCCACCTGCGGAGGCATGTCCTGGTCATCATTCTTGTCTGTCATTGGTCGTCTCCAAACATCGTCTGTTGCCCCGTCTCTTCGTCTCGTTTTCGCGCTCGCGTTGCAGCGGCGTTGCGTGCGTGTTGTTCCTTGTCGTGCCTCAGGTGGTGCAACTGGCACCAAGCCCGCAGGTTGCCATCATGGTTGTTGGTGGGGTCATGGTCGAAGTGGGCACACGTCAGAACGACGGCGATGACCCTCCCCTCGTACTCTGACCCTCGCGCGTAGTACTGGTATTCGCCGGTCTCTTCGTCGCGAACCTCACCGTCTTCCATCATGTACGTGCCTGCGTCGCTTCCCTCGCCTCGACAGATGATGGCGTGGTTGGGAACGCGGCATTGCTCGCAGGCATTGCCAGCGCGGAGAAGGATGCGCTCGCGGATTGCCGGCCAGTCCTTCGGGTACAGGTGGCGTTGGGATTTGCGGATGGGCATCAGGCTCGGTCCGTGTGGTTCAAAAGCGCCAGCACCTTCCGCTCGTTGACACGCCACCAGACTTTGATGCGGCAGCGTTTCCATTTGACGGAGTCCGCGCGCCAGACCTTCGCATCGCTCCTCGCATGGGCGAGCGAGTCACGAACTGGGCCTTTCTCGCCGTCGTACCCATCTTCAGCCCAGAAGTCGTAGGCCGCTTCCGGGAGGATTCGTCGCCTGTTCATCGCTCACTCACCGGCCCAAGGTCTTCGTCTTCCCGACGTTCGGCCGCGATCTCCGCGTCGATGCACCCAGGCAGACAGCGCTCCGGCGCCACGGCGTGGCAGCCTGGGCAGACTTGGACGAGGCCTTCCGCCTCCAACTCTTCGACGCGCCCACGTAGACGATTGTTCTCCGCCAGCAACTCCCGCACTGCGGCAGCATCGAATGGGCAGTCGTCGTACGGCCACAAGACAGAATTCTGGAGTTGCTCCAGGTAGCCTTCGGCGCGGTGCAATTGGTCGTCCTTCTCTTGCTCCGCCTTCTCCAGTCGCTTTCGGATGATGTCTACGACCGAACCGATGCGCTCCAACTCCCATCCCCATAGGTGGTTCCAGCATGGGCCAAGCAACTCTCGGATGATGGCGTCGTTCTCGCTACGCACCAGCGCGTCAGCGGCAGCGTCAACCGCCTCGTCTGCGGCCTCGCACTCCTCGAAGGCCTTGACTGACCCTTGTAGTTCCCGCACCTCCGCAATCAGCGCAGGCACCGCAGTCCGAGCGGCAGCGATGAACGATGCGTCTTCGTCGGAAAGCTCCTGCATCTGGTCGATGTGCAGGATGAGCCCGTCGTGAACTGGTTCGTCGCCGTTCAGGCGCGCTTGCTGGGACGCGCGGAGACTGGGTTCCGAGAACACGTTGCAGTCGTCCTCAATCCACGGCCCTTCCGTCGCCTTCTCCGCCAGGCCGGCCCATGCGGTCAGTTGCTCTTCGGTGATGCTCACGACTTCACCCCAACGATCTCGTTGAACTTCATCGCCCCAATCGCCTCGCGGAGCTTGCCGAGGTCAGTCTCAAGCTTGCGTGCCGACGCGCGGAACGCTTCGCGGTCCTTGCGAATAGACTCGACTTCCTGTTGGGAAGACTCCAGCCGCTTCTGGGTCTCGTTGTGCACGGCTTCCACGTTGGCGAGTTGCCTTCGCAGCTCTACGACTAAACCGGCTTCGTTCTGCAACTTCCGGATTCGGTCCCGAAGTTCCTCCTGCACCGCGTCTGGCGCCTTGCGAATGAGATAGCGAGTCACGAGCCCCAGATGGCTCTTCGTTGTTGCCAAGGTCGTCGGGTATCCGCCAACTCCCATGACCGCCTGGCTCTCGTGTGCGGTCATTACCTCATGGTCTTGGTATGGGTGCACCAGCGCCCACCCTTGGGTGGTCCACGCCTCGACGTCCTTTGCGTCAATGACCTTGTATTGGCCAGGCTTGCACTCCTCTCCGTTGACGCCGTTGATGCGCGCGTACTTCACGTATGTCAATTCGCTCTCGTCACCCATGTGAACCTCCCACCCATTGTTTGAGGAACGCGGCTCACGCCGCCTCCGTTCCGCGCAACCGCTTCCCACCAGCCATCCGGTTGAACCTCTCCAGCAAGTCCACCCTCTTGAATGTCAGGTGAAGGCTGCTGTTCTTGTGAACGGTGAACTCGAACAAGTCCGTCTCCCCGCGCTTGTCCTTCAACGTCCGCTCCTCAATCGCCACCTGGAGAAGCGACTTGTGATGCTTGGCAATCTGCCCGCGACCATCAAGTGCGTTGAAGACCGATTCTAGCGCAATCAGGTGTTGCCTGTAATGCTCATCTACCGAAAAGCGATCACTAAACCAGAGTCGCGCAATGCCAGTCAGTGCGATGCGGCGAGGTACTTCAAATTCTGAGTTGCGCGCATACCGCGTGTTCCGCGGGCGCAGCCACTCGAACACCTCGTTCACCGCTTCCTGCAACATCGTAGGCAGTGCCGCAATCTGTTGCTTGCCCCAAGCCAAGACCGTCTCGACGGTGATCTCCGGCAGGTCGCCGGACTCCAGTTCCTTCTGGAGTTGCTTCCACCGTTCAATGCTCATCAGCCGGCGAAGCTCTAGCCGGTCCACCAGTGCGGACCATGTGTCGCGCTTCAGCAGCGTTAGCGCCTCATGTATCGACTCTGGGCTCGTGTCCACATAGTGATGGGAGTGCCGCCCGTTGAGACGGATGCGTAGGTGCCCTATGCCGTTGCCGAGCGCGAACGCGCCGTCCCAGTCCTTCTCCGCAGCGGCCAGCAAAGCAACGGCGTCAATGATGCGCTGCTTGGTCAGTTCGTACGTCGCCACCAGTGCGGTGATGTTTCGGTGGGACGTGAGCCCGGGCTCGTCGTTCATTGGTCGTCCGCCGTGTTCTCGACCCGGACAACCATCGCGGTGATCTGGTTTGGCTCCCAGTGGCCCACCCAGATGACCGCGCACCAGTCGAAGCGGGCCCCTGGTATCGTTCTGGTGATGACCAGTCCGCTCAAGAAGTTCGTGGCGTTCATGGAGCGACCCCTTCTGCCTCATCCCACGCTCTCGCTTCGCGCGCGTCCGCCTGCGCACGTGCAGCCGTCTTCTGCATCTCCGCTATCAGTGCCGCATTAGCCTCCCCCAACTGCTTCACCGCATCGTCGTACTTCGCCCGCGGAACCATCTCCGGGACCTCGTAGGCAACGCCTTCACCGTCCTTCACATCGCGCCCTGCGAGCGCGCAGAGCAACTCGTGGTTGGCAGCCTTCAGCCGCTTGTTCTCTTCGGCCATCTCGAAGACTGCCGCGGGGAGGGTTCTCCCCTTTCCGGTGGTGCCGACCGCATTCCAGCAAGCATCGATGACGTCGTCGCGCTGGCACTCCAACTTGCGGACGGCATCCGTGAGACTGTCAAAGTCACCAAGACCAAGGATCTCCCTGCACTCGTCCACGGTTGCCTGCAAGGCTGGCAGGACATTGCGGTTCAGCAGCTCAACGCTCGTAGGCGCCATCCTCTGCGCAGCCTCATGCATCGCATCTTCACGGACGCGCTTCATCTGCTCCCGAAGGTCTTCCACCTCGGACTTCAGTGCGTCGCGTTCCTTGGCGATGCGTCCGACGCTGTTCATCGCGTCCACCGCGGCCACATGCCAGGCGTTGCGATGTTCCATCGTTGTAGCCATTTCGTCCCTGTACAGATTCGCAAGCGCGACCGCTTGCTCCAGCCTCAGGCCCTTCGTCTCATCGGTCTCATCAGTGCTCATCAACCCACCTCCAGTTCGCAAACGTCACTCCGAAAAAAGCAGTACCCCCTGAACCCCGGCGCGCAGGAGCAAGCGGTCGGCCGGTACGGCTCCGCGCTCTCCGACGCGACGCCGCTGCTCTCGTAGATGCGGGCGCGCTCAAGCGTCTCCTCGACCTCGCCCATGAACAGGTAGTTGCGGCGGGAGGTCATTGATCAACTCCCGCCGGGGTGTCCCAGCGCTTGATCCACTCTTCGAGCATCGCGTCCGCTGCTTCTGCGGCCCGTAGGGCTGCTTTCTCCGGGATGCCACTCGTTGGCAAGTACGAGGCTGCAAACTGCGCCCAAAGCATTGAGTGCTTGTGGACGCGCTGCGCCGCGTACGCCGCATCAAGCTCGTCCAGTGTCGGTACCACTCCACTCATCACGCCACCTCCTCTTCCAACTCAACAACTTCCGCCTTCACCTGCTCCACATTCACCCCCTTGCTGGCCAGGTAGTACTCAGCCAACTTCTTGATCCTCCCTTCGTCCACTTGCAGGCGCTCCAAGTCGCCATCCCCTTCCGGGTTCTTCAGCGCTTCAACCTGGTTGGTCTTGAGCCCGAGAACGTCAGCGACGATGGGGTCTGATCCGCTCTCCGCGATCAGGTGGTACAGGACCACCGGGTCCCCCTGACCGTCGCGGTGAATGCGCCCGCCACACTGCTCCATCGCACCGGGACTCCAGTCAAGTTCGGCGAACACTCCGGTCCGGCAAACCTCCTGCAACCCATCAAGACCTGCACCGCTTCGCAGCGACATGATCAGGACCCGCGATCCGCCGTTGACGAAGTTCGCTCGCGCCCGGTCCTTCTGTAGCGGTGTCTCGCTGCCAGTATACATCTGCGGGTTGTAGTCCTTCAGTGCTTCAAGAAGGATGTCGTAGACCGCGCGATGCCAGGCCCAGACGACGACCTTCTTCTCTCCGCCTTCAAGCAGCATCTTCACGAACGCCGCCACCTCTGGCGCCTTCGCAATGCCTGTCGCTTGTCGCAGGGCGTTGGACAGTTCCTCGCTTGCCAGCATCTTCGCGCCGCGGGTCTTCTCTCCCTGTCGCAGGATCGCTTTGGCCAGCTCCGCGCACTTGTCACTGACCTCGTTCAGCTTGTCTTCATCCGCATCGACGATGTGAGAGACCTTCGATACGGCTGGCAACTCTCGGCCAACGTCTGCCCGCGTACGACGCAGCATCATCCCTGAGGAGCGCGCGTAGGTACCGAAGGCTCGCGGGTCCTTCAGTCCAACCTTGGATGCATCTTCCCCATAAGCACCACCACACCACTCGTCCCTGAACTCGGGCCACTCGCCCAGGGCCTTCGGGTTGATGCAGTCGAGGACGCTGTAGATTTCGCCGCCGTAGTTGTAGATGGGCGTACCGGTGAGTCCGAGGCGGAACGACGCACGATTCGAGATGCTCTGCGCCGCGAGATACTTCGCAGGGGTGTCCTTGTTGTTCCCAGACCGAAGCTCCTGCGCCTCGTCATAGACAACACCATTGACCGTTCCAGCTAGCGTCTCCGCCCAACCGCTCAGCTTCGAGTAGCTGGTGATGATGACGTCGGGCATCAAGCTGGTGCGCCCGTGGTACGCGTCATCCCTGGATGCGTCGCAAGTTCGGCAGCGCGCTTGCCCCGCTGCGCTGTCATCCGCAACCCACCGATGCCTGCAAGGCTTACCGCTTGGCCCCTTGGTGACGTCGTACGGCTTCCCGGTGCGCAGCACATGGACCCGAAGGCCAGGAGCGAAGCGGCCGAACTCCCTCGTCCACTGCCGCGTCAGGTGCGTCTGCGTGACCACCAGCCCAGGCCTTGCCCGTTGGTCCGTCAGCATCGCAATCCCGACGCTGGTCTTGCCAAGACCAAGGTCATCGGCAAGCAGCAACCCGCCGTTGCCAAGCACCAGGGTGACGGCGGTCTTTTGATACTCCCGCAGCGGAAGCGCCAGGTCGTAGTCCCGCATCTGGATCTGACCACTGAAGAGCTTCGCGGAGAACTCTTCGCGCTCCTTGTGGCGAGTCGCCTTCGATACAAGCAACTCCTTCCCCACCACATTCATCGGGAAGCGTTCAAGCAGCCACATCAACTCCCGCGCGTTGGCGTCGGTGTCGCTGACGGTGATGCTGTCGCCGTGCTTCTTCGCGGTGCTCGCAAGAACGCGCTTCAGCCGGATGATGACGTGGGGAGGCGCCTGGATCTTCCAGCCCTTCTCCGTGTGAGTGATGGTTCCGTGGTTCATAGGAAGCTGTTCATTGCGTGGATGACGTGGATGGGTTTGCCGGCGAAGGAACGCGGGATGCCTCGATGTTTCGACCGCGTAGTGAAGAGGACCAATTCTTGGATGGTGTCGAGTTGCGCGTACCGGTGAAGTTGACGAGTGACCGCCTGCACCGACCCGTCAACCTTCACCTCGATGCCGATGCGCGTTGCTCCGTGAACAAGGAAGTCGATTCGGTCCGCCGATGACAGCCGCGCCTCGCGCTCGAATCGAACGGTCGTCTGCTTCAAGGCTTTCTCTATGAGTGCTTGCAACTCGAACTCATGGATCGCGCGAAAGCGGAAGGCTTCGAGGTAGCCAACCAAGTCCTCGCCCTTCGGCGACCAGATGGCTTCCACGGTCACTTGACCACCGCCGTCGGAACCGGGCTGCCGTTTACCGTGAGCAGTGCCGGGAGCTTCTTGCGCTTCTCCTTCTTCATCTCGACAGGAAGGAGAACGTCTTGCGGTGGTTCGCACGGGACGCCCTCCGCCGAAGTCTCGAACACCTCAAAGAGCAAGTGGGTGTTGCCCTTCGTGGTCTTGAGCACATGCGCCTCTCGCACCATGAACGCGGGCTTGTCGTCGTAGAAGACACCAAGCCTGACGAGAGAATCGATGGGCATCTTGCCGCCGATGGCGTCAGCGGCGACGTCGTCGATGGTCTTTGGTTGCGTGGTGAACCGCGTTACCCGAAGGCAACGGACTCGCTTCCCTGCATGCGAGTCTTTGACGTTGGCAATGATGCCGGCAAGGTCAGCGTCCAGCGCCTTTCTGATGGCCATCCGCTGCCAGGTCTTCATGAACGCGTATTGGTTGAGTGTCGGGGCAAGGTTGGTGCGGACGCGCCACTCCAAGACCTTGCGCCCGCGCTCCGCGCTCACCATTGACTCCAGTTCGGTCGACAGCGCGGTGATGACCTCCTGCGCCTGGACGATCTCCGGGAGCGTTATGGGGTTGCCTGGCGGCAGCAACCGCAGGATGAGGGTGCGGGCGTCGCGTAGGGTTTGCTTGGTGAGGGTCATGCGCCAGCCTTCTGCTTCCGGACCATCCTGAACTTGCCGATAGTGATCTCACCGGATACCCCGTTCCACACGCCGGACCTGGACGCGGTGATGATGGCGTATCGACTTGCCTCGGCGAGTCTCACGAAGCGAAGTGCGCAGACGAGTTCGTCGTCCCATGCGTACCCAGTCCAGAATTCTCCGTCCTGGTTGACGATTGCGTACGGCGCCCCCCTGTACCGCGCCTTCACTTGCGCACCAGCCTCAGCGCATTGACCGCCGCATTCGCATCGTTGACGGCGTCCTCCGCAATCCCCGCCCAGGGCAACGGGTCAGCGTCGTCCCACATGACTCGCGGCTCAAAGCTCGCGGCGTAGCGCGCTGCCCACACCTTCGTCTCCAGGCTCGTCATCTCGCCCGGTGCGTCGTAGACGCGGAACTCCATCGCCGGATCGATGCTCTCCGCCGCGCTCACTTGGTCACCTCGGTGATGCGGACGCGGCAGATACGCGCACTGGATGCCCCCATTTCAAGAACCATCGCGGCGTGCAACTTGGCCTCCGTAACAGACATGGCAAGGATGACGCATTCGTCGGTGCTCCCGACGACCGCCCACGTCTCCACATCGAGACTCTTGGTCACCACTGCACGCTTGGCCTTCGCCTTCTTCGTCACTGCCTTCTTCTTCGCCGCCATCACGCCACCTCCACGAAGATGCCGCCGCGCTTGACGATGTCGTCAATGCAACGCTCTGAGTCCGTGTCACGAAGGAGCCCCTCCTCGTTCACCAGCGCGCCCATCAGCCCGTTGCGGAACGCCGTCTCATCGGCCAAGTCCTCGCTCCAGAACATCGCCCGGCCCGTCCACTCTTTCCTTGCTTGCTTGCTCATATCAATCCCCTTGTCAGTTCGTTGTCTTCGTCGTCGGTTTGGTTGGATACGTAGTCACGCGATGCCGCGCGCATTGGGTCGTTTGGGTCGGTGAAGCGGCCCGTCGGCAAGTCCAGCACCAACTCCACTTCGAACTTCGGGCCACCGCGCTGCTTGCGACCGATGATGGTCGGCGCGCTCGGGTCAGCAACCGTCTTGCCGCCGCTGTCGATCTTGCCTCGGTTCCAGAGGTACAACGCGTCGTCTGACCACTTGATGATGTTCTTGCAGTCGGAGACGTCGAACAGCTCCGGCTTCGGCGGGTGCGTCTTGCTGCCCTTCTCGTCCTGCTTGGTTTGCGCCAGCTCAATGAGCGGCACTCGCGTCGCCTTCGCCAGCCGCTTCAGCCTCGCCGTCGACTCGGTGATCTGGTCGTACTTCGGGCGCATCTCAAACCCCGGAGGAGCGTTGAGCGCTTGGACGTAATCGACAATCACCAGCCCAAGAGGCGAGTCCCCATCACGAAGTGGCTTGCTCGCCAGTGACCTTGTCACGTTCTCAACGTGGCCGATGTGGATGTCTTCCCGGTCCACAATCTTCACCGGAAGCCGGCCAACATGGTCGACACTCGACATCACCCGGCTCCACTCCGGATGGGTCAGCTTGCCGTTCTTGAGCCGCTGGCTGTCCACCATCGCAACCAGTGCGAGCATCCGAAGAAGCAACTCTCCGCGGGTCATCTCGACCTCGAAGAACAAGACCGTCAGTCCTTGATCTGCGACGTTGACCGCCACCTGGACGGCCAGCGCCGTTTTGCCCTGACCGGACAGCCCGAGGATGGTGGTCTTGTGGGTCGCGTGAAGGCCGAAGGTTTCCTTGTCCAGCGCCGGGATGCCGTAGGGGATGCCGTACTTGCGCCCACCGGCGCTCTCCTGCTCGGCCTGGCTCTTGGCGAGGATCTCCTGGACCATCTGCTTCAGCAGGTCCAAGTTGCTCATCTCCTTCGAGCTGAACGACTCCCGAGCAAGCTTGGCCACCGCCCGCTCGGCGCCATCTGCAACGGACTGCGGATCGTGAATGTCGGTGCGGGCCCTAGCAGCTAGGCCCTCGCCAATCTGGGCCAGGACCCTCGACCGGTACCGGTTGTGAACCGTCTCGGCGTGAGCCTCGACATGGTGGATCGTCGGGCTCGCATCAAGAACCGTTGTCAAGTAGGCAACGCCGCCCACCTGTTCGAGACGGTTCGTCTCTCGGAGCTTGCTGACGATGGTCACCGCATCGACGTTCCGCTTCTCCGCAGTCAGCGACAGGACCGCCTCGAATATCCGCCGATGCGCCTCGGAGTAAAAGTGCTCCGGACGCAGGACCGAAATCCTGGTCAGCACCGCCGGCTCCAAAACGACCGCGCTGATGACCGCCGCCTCGGCCTCGATGTCGCAGGGGGCAATGCTGCTCACGCCGCCTCGCCGTCTTCGTCATTGACCGCCCCAGGGGGGTCGAATGGGCCCTTGAGCCATTCCTCCAACTCGGGGTCTGGCTTGCGCTCTGTCAGTTTCGCCAAAGCGTCCAGGGCGGCTTGTGGCGCGGGGATGAAGGGCAACCCATCCGGACCTACGTCGGGGTCCCTGAAAGTCGATTGTGGGGCATCCTGGGCGGACTGCGGGGCCAACCAACTCCGGTCCTGGTATGCCCTGGCGGTGATTTCGGATCTCATCCACGTCCGGAATGCCGCCTCCCAATCGGCGTAGCGGTACTCGTTCGCCTTGGCCTTGTCCCGGAAGTCACGGATGACGACATGCGGGTTCGGCAGCCCTTCGGCGCGGCACATGGACTCCATCGCCGCGGATACCCCGAAGTCGGCGGGGAGTGCAGTCTTCGGCTTCGGACCCTTCGCTGCCCGACCACGCTTCGCCTGAGTCGAGGACTCAAGCCGGAACTTCGGGTCAGACCCCTCCGGGGGAATAAAAGGGGGATCTTCTTCTTTCTTCTTCTCTGACTCTGACTCTGACTCTGACTCTGACTCTGACTCTGACTCTGGCAAAGGGACACCAGCGTCTGTCCCGCGTCCAAAAACTTCTTGTCCCGGCGGGACAGACGCGTTCCCGTCCTTGCCTCGCCACCTGGCCTTGCGCTCCGCTTCTGCTTGTTTTCGCGAAGCAATTTGCTCTTTCGTCTCGTTGCGAGTCGAGTAGCCAAGTATCCAAAAGCCACCATCTCCGCGAGAGGCCAAACCGACCTCTACGAGCTTCAACATGTCGGCCATCCCTTGCTTTGGTCCGACCCAAGTCCCCCTCAAGGCGAGGTCTGGTACCCACCCATCTAGCTCTTTGGCCCTGGTGTGGAGCAGTGCCCACGTCCACGTAGCCATGGCCTTGCCGGCCTGGTGAGCCTTCTCGTGGTCACGAAGTTCTACGTCGACGCGGGCGAAGATCATGTGCGCTACTCAGCCCTTCTTCCGGGTCTTCTTGGCCGCCGGGCTCTCGCCAAGCACCGCTTCCGGGTCGGTGATGGCCGCGCCGCTGTCCACGTCCGTCTCGTCGTCATCGTCATCGTCTTCGTCCTCGTCCTCGTCCTTGTCGGAGTGGTCGAACCCATCCCCGTCTTCGTCGTCATCCTCGCCAGACGCCTCCGTGACGTCCTCATCGGACTCTTCGGCGGCCGGGATGCCCGGGAGGCTCGGCTGCCGTTCTGAGGCCAGCATCGCGCGCTCAGTGACCACCTCGCCGGTGTCGAGGCGAGTGATGCGGACGGTGCCGGTCTCGAAGATATAGTCCTCGCGGCATTGGGTCGGTCGCTTCACCGAGCCGGTGGTGATGGCCTCGCAGAGTTCGCCCGTCCGGACTTCGCAGACGTTGATGCGGGACTTGAAGTCGTCGTTGGCGGCCTTCTTCTCCGCCTTGATCTTCTCGATCTCGGCATGGTTCTCCGCCAGTTCCTTGGCGATGTCGGCGCCCTCTTCGGGGGTGAGCTTCACCGGCATCGGCTGGGTGAAGAAGCGCGGCGGACGGGCTGCCTTCTTGGTCTCGAGTTCGGCAGCGGCTTCGTTGCGTGCGCTGGCCTCGGCCACGTCGGCAAAGGTCACTGGATTGGTCTCTTGGGTCATTGGTCTTCGTTCTCCTCTTCGGTGTCTTCTTCTTCGAACGTCTCGCTTCGCATCGGCTCGCCGTCGACGACGCAGATGGCGTCGACAAGCGCCCATGCGCGCTGGCCGGAATCCTCGTCATCGAACGCAGCAACGGCCTCGTTCCAGAGGCGCTGCTTGATGGCGGCGCGCAGGGAGAACTCAACGTCGCGGCGGCTTGGGATGAATGACCAGCAGGCGATGGCGCCACCGGCGAACCATGCGAATGCTTCCAGCATCAAGGCACCCATCGAGTGCGGGCCATGGCCTTCGCCTTGCGGCCACTGCAACCGCCAGAGGTGTACCCTGCGAGCTTCTCTTGCTCCGGCAGGTACGAGCACAAGGCGTACGACTCACGGATGCGTTTGACGGCCACCTGGGCGGCGCAAACGAGGGAGCCGCAGATGCACTCGCGTTCCTTGGCGGAGCGGGTTTGAACCTGGAAGGGGCCATAGGCCTTGTTGGCGTCCCCGTTGACCGTGCAGTTGGCAACGTCGCGCCGATACCCACTCTCCCAGCGGGCAATGCTCATCAGGATGCGAGCCTCGTGAGCGGTGGTGTCGGCGTCTACGATGGCCTGGGCCAGCTCGATGCGGAACGCCAGTGCGTCATCGGTCTTCGCGCCAAGAAGGCGAAGGGAGAGGAGGATTAGGGGGATGTGCTTCACTGGCTCACCACCTCAGCAAACATTGACGTTTGAGGACGCCCGTTGGCTACGGACGCAAGGTTGCGCGCAGCCTGCTCGTAGTAAGATGTCTTGAGTTCTGCGCCGACGAAGCGGCGGCCTTCCTCAAGGGCCACGTAGCCCTCGGACCCGATGCCGGCGAACGGGGACAGAACCAGGTCGCCGGGGTTGGTCCAGAGCTTCATCGCGCGGCGGATGACTTCGAGTTGCAGCGGGCAGATGTGCCGCTCGTCATCGTTCTCGCGAGCACTGCGATACTGCAACGTGTCGGACGGGTTGATGTCCATCCACACCGGAGACGCGTACCGCTGCCAAAGGCTCACGGGGAAGTCTTCGTGGGTGTGTGCGATGGGCTCATCGTTGACGCCGGGCTTACGCATCGTCACGAGGTAGTCGGGGATGCCCTGGCGAGACATCGAAGAGTCCTTGCGGATGGTCTTGTGCAGCAATCCAAGCGCCTTCGTCCGCTGCATGGCAGTGACGGGGTCCTTCCAGATCACGACCTCCGAGTGAAAAATGAATCCAGCCTTCTGGAAGGCTCGAATCAGATCGCCACGGAAGTCGCGCAGACCGATGTAGCCGTCGCGCTCCTTGATGGACGGAATGAGCATGCAGTGCATCGACAGCAACCGACCGGGCTTGATGACCCTGAACAGCTCATCGATGGCGAATGCGAAGTGAGCGAAGAACTCGCCATCACCTTTGACGTTCCCCATGTCGCGAGGGGAGTTCGAGTACGTGTAGAGCGACGCGAACGGCGGGGAGAAGATCGAGTAGTGGACAGAATCGCTCGGCAGCCCACGAAGCACATCAACGCAGTCCGCGTGGTACAGCGCAAAGCGCTCCGAAACCGACTGCGACAAAACCTTTACCTGTTCGTTCACGACGTAACCTCCTGACAAATCCATGCAGGCACGACCATGCGAAGCTGCGGGTCGTACGTGTTCGTTGTTCGCGTCTGCCCGCCAACCTCGGCGCGCACCGCATCCCTCGTCTCTGCCGACAACTCCTCGGCCATGCTCAATGCATCGGCCTCTTTCCTTCGAAGGTTTGCGATGACCGCCCCTTCAAGCTCGGAGGAGAAGATGTGGACGTGAACGTCCCGCAGTTGGCCGAACCGCCACTCCCTGCGCACGGCCTGGTAGTAGGCTTCCCAAGAGTCGGTGACGCCTACGAAGGCCATGCGGGCCAGCATCTGAAGGTTCAGCCCGAACCCAAATATTGATGGCTTCCCAATGAGAATCCTGGCTCCACCGGCCAGGAAAGATTCCATCCTGCGTTCCTTCTCATCGGAATCCAGCGACCCGTAGATCGATATGCACTCCTCTCCGAGGAGAGACTCAAGCATGTCCTGTTCGACATTGAGGTCGCACCAAACAATCCACCTCTCACTTGCGTCGCAAGTACATGGCGCACTCTTCTCCTCGCATGTGCACATCGTCATCGCTGACACTGCGGCCAGAACCCGAGCATTGAGACTTCCGCGGCGGGCATCTCGGCGCTCCGTCAGAGTGGACGCCTCTTCCGCAAACAGAAGCCCGGAAGCGGCGACAGTCGCAGCGTCTGCTGGGATCGTGTGATTGGTCACTACGAGCGGTGGAAGCGCGTAGCCGCCGTCGTCGTAGCCAAGGTCGCTCGGCTTTCGAATCAGCGCAGCCCACGACGCAACCCAACGCCAGAAGGTGGCCTTAGCGTGCCCCTTCAGTCGCCATCCCTGCGTCTCCCCGCCGTCATGACAGAAGAACTCTGCGAGCATCTCCTGACGCGTGCAGATGCCAAGGAACTCAGCGTGTGTACCAAGCTCCGTGTAGTCGTTTGGGCTCGGGGTCGCGGTTGCGCATAGCTTGAATGGCGTTTGCGAGAACGCCGCCATCAACTGCCCAAGCGTTTTGGACGCGTAGTGTTTGATGATGCTGCTTTCGTCCAGCACAACGCCGGTGAAGCGAGACGGGTCGATGAGGTGAATGCGCTCGTAGTTGATGACGTTGACGCCTGGACGAACATCGTCTCCGGACTTGCACACGGTGACGTCTACGCCGATGCGTTGACCCTCTCGCGCGGTCTGCGTGGCGACCGCTAGCGGGGTGAGGATGAGTACGTCGCCCGGGATATGGCGAGCCCACTCAAGCTGCATTGCGGTCTTGCCAAGACCAGTGTCCGCGAAGACCGCGGCACGGCCACGCTTCAGAGCCCATCTAACGATGTCGCGCTGAAACCCAAACAGAGAATCGTGAAGCTCAGGAATATCACCGAGTCCGGTTGGCAACGCGCGAGTCAACTTGCCAGCAACGAAGTCCTCGTAGCTCATGACGCCCCCATCCGCTTCAGCCGAGCCTCAAGCTCAATCCGCTCGCTACGCGCCTCAAGCCATTCCCGACAGACAGCGTCTGTCTCTTCTGGCCCGAACGACTTCGATCCACTGGCAATGCGGAACGCCTGCCAAAACCCCTCTTCTCTCCGCAGAGCGGCAGACAGGTCCGGCTTCATTGGACACCTTCAACCGGCGGAACGGGCCAGCCAGGGACGTCGGTGTCGTCCTCAAACGAGTGCTCGCGACGCTGCCACTGCTCCGTGATGCACGCCAGTTCGAGCGACCAAAGATGGCACCAGGCGGCGGCAGCGCGGAGCGCTTCGAGCCAAGCATCAGAGAGATACACGAGCCAAGAGTTCATGAACGAAACCGCCTTTCGATCTCCTGAGAGATCAGGAACAGAATGAAAATGCCGCATAGGGCCAGGGTGAATGTGTCGGATGCGCCATCAAGCGCAGCGAGGGCTTTGCTCACGACGCACCCCCATGCATCGGGCACACGAGCCGAGCGCCACTCAGCGCCTCACCGGCAGGCCGAAAGACATGGCACTTGCAACCGACTGGGGTGTCGAATGCCCCGCCGTTCTGATGGCCAATGGGGCGTGGAGTCACATGGACACCCGAACTGCTGCGCTTGTTGGCAGGTGAGCAAAGGGCGGACAAAAGCGACGAAACGGAGAGGTCCATTAGCCGACCTCTGACGATTTCGCGGAGCACATCGGGCAAGTCGGGTGAGCTGTTTCGCGCGAGGAAACAAGCACCGAATGCCCGCAGGAAAGGTGGACTTCGCGCGTCTTGGTGCGCGCCAATCCGACGTAAAGGTCGGGGGCAGAGCGAGCCAGAAGGAGACGAGTGCGCACCTGTTCACGCGTGAGGCGTGGCAGGTGTGCAGATTTCGCGCGCTCCCGTTCCGAGTCACGGTCCTTGGGTACCGACATGACAAACCTCTCCCGCGATCGATCAAAGAAAAGCCCGCAGCGCGGAGCATGCGGGCGGGTGAGTTACTTGGTGCCGGTGGGCGGCAGAGAGACGGCGGCAGCAACGCTGGTGCCGCTTGCAACGGCCGCAGGCGCCACATCTGTCTCGCCAGGGATGTCATCCCTCACCGTGGACTCGCGCCACATCTCGGCGGTTACACGGCCAGCCGTCGCGGCCTGCACCGCAAGGCAGATGTCCACCGAGGCCCGATGGGACTCACCGGCCATCAATGCGCGAAGAGTTGGCCAGTTGATGGCGTTCTCAGCGCAAAAAACAGGCACCGAAATCCCGCGCTCGCGCAGGTATCGGTCCGTCTCACGAGCGCCATCTGACCTGGGACCACGAACCTTCCGACGAATCTCACCGCGCATGGGTCTCATTACTGACGTAAGATTCCGTACGCGTCAAGTCTGGCGTCAGAAAAAGGTCGGTTGCCCTTGTCTTCGCTGATGGTTGACCATCCGGATATGGCTGCACGGAAGACGGCATCAGACCCAAAGTTTCCAGAGGTTGGCGGGAGACTTAGGGCACTCCTCGACCACATTGGGGGGCGGCAGGAGGACTTTGCGGAACGGGTCGGCGTGCGCCGGACCGAGATGAACACCGCCCTCAACGGCCATAACGCATGCAAAACGTCGAAGTGGCTGCTCGGCATCGGCGCGACCGTGGGGGCATCCGCGGAGCGGGCGAACGCCTACTTGCGTGGGCAGATCACGCTGGACGATTTCACGTCTGGCCCAAGCCCCACTGTCGATGGGGGGAGTGAGCCGGTGCCGATGCAGTCATTCCTCGCATGGTTCCACGGCAACCCGGCGATCTCGGCTGCGGCTGCAACGTATCGAGACGTCACGGTGCAAGACATGCTTCGTCTGCGCGCGAGTCCGGCCAGGGAAGCAGAGTCGAACGCCGCAAAGGTCTACGACCACATCAAGCAACTTCGGCGCGGCGACATCGGCGAGCGGCTGAAGGTGACCATTGTCCAGCCAGACAATGCGGAAAGACGAATCAAGAAGTCCAGGAACGATCAGGAAGGGTCGAAGAAATGAACGCGCTCAAGACAACCATTGCCGTCTGTTGTCTGGTGGCCGTCGTCGGCTGCGACAGGGAGGAACAGCGGGCAAAGTCGGCTGCGGCGCACGCCTCAGCGGAGAAAGCGATCCGTGATTCGAAGGAGGCCCGCGAAGCTCTTGAGCGGGCAGTTGCTGATGCGGGTGGCCGATGACGTTCGGTCGCGCAGGCAAGACGCTGGTTGCGGGCGCTGCGGTCTACTACGCCATGGCCGCATGCGAAGCGGCAACCGACCGCGACATGGGTTCTTCGCAGGATGGTGGAGCGCCGAACGCAACGGCTGAAGCTGGAAAGCCGGTGGTCAACAACGCGATGGCGGACGAGTGGTACAGGTCCGGTTCTCGACTGAGAGTTCGATACCTCATCGGTGCCGATGGGTCGCGTCAGTTCCTTGGGTTCGTCGACCTACAGCGCACCGAAGCGTGTGTGTTCACGCAAGCCCTCGGGGACTACCATTGCGTCCCAGAGTTCGCGGTTTTCACCGAGAGTTACTGGGCAAAATCGGACTGCACCGGCGAGCCGCTGTACTACCAAATCAAGGGCATCGCTGCGCCGAAGTACGTCCTTGACGGCAAGACGCTGCACGAGGTTGGCCCGCGGTTCGACAACGGCATCTACGCCGGCCGCCCGAACGGATGCAACGCCATCACCGCCAACGTCAGAGGCGCGTTCGAGTTCATGCGCATCGGGGCCATCCTGCCCGTAGACTCGTTCGTGTCCGCGAGTCCAGCAAACGAGTGAACTAGCCAACCCTCAGCGCAACGCGCCCGTCGTCGATGCCGCCGCGCAGGTGGGCTCTAGAAAGCCCCGGCCAGCGCCTGCCACGGGCCACATCAACCACGGGCACCGAGGCCCATGGGAAGGCGCCCTGCGTCCGGACGAGCACATTCCCGGAACGGGTGACGACCGCGCGCTCGTCCCGCAGGACCTCACCAAGGCGAAGGAATGTAGCCGTCTGCGACAACATCAGTTCGTTGGACATGGCTTGGAGCGAACGATGCTTTCGATGAGCTGACAGCAGCAGCTGAGGTGGAGCCAGGATAGCGGCGGCGAGCGCGTTAGCGTTCCGCTCAGTGTCGTCAGATGGTCGCCCCCATACAACGCGCAGCGCCCAATGGGCGCACTCGTGCATGATGTCGAAGTTCGAATCATGTGAGAACTCCCGCAAAAGGATGACGTGCCGGCCCCCCATGGCAGTCAGGCAGGCGGCGGACGCAAGACCTGGGGCAAGACCCAGCGCGCCATCGCCCATGAGCCGGGCCACGATGGTCGGCGCCATCACCAGTTCGGTTGCCCTGATGCCCGCTTTGCGGCGCAAGTAGGCCGCAAACCCCTCCACATTCATTCCCCGCATTGGACCCCTTCCCGGCCTGGCCGGTCAATGCCCCTGTCGACCGAACCCCAGCCAAGGTTTCGCGTCGAAAAGCGGCGAATGTCACTTTTCTTACTTTTTTTCTTCCGTCCCCTTGCGCACGTCAGAATTCGGACGTAAGAATACACTCATGGGGCGCGGCGATGGGGCCGGGCCGCAGAAGCTGGGGAGTTTGCGATGAAGAAGTCCGCTGCTGAGTCTCGGTTGGAAGCGCTCTACAAGGCCGCCGGCCTGCCGTGCAGCATCGACGCCGGCAACGTCGGGTTCGTCATCTACGCGGCCAGCAGGGCCGATGTGATGGCCATTGTCGAGAGCATCGGCCGGGCGCTCACGGGCATCAACGTCAGTCACTCGGTCTCCGAGATCGGCGAAGAGCCCGATGAGCCGGCGGCGACGCGGCACTACAGCATCCTCGCCTTCAACTGGGACGAGATGCCCAGCAGCGTCAGCGAGTGCGTTGGCGTCATGGCGCCGAAGGCGGTGGCGTGATGGGGCGCGGCGCGAAACGACGTCACCGCGAGGCGCTGCAAGCTGCGGCTCGGAAGCGGTTCTTTGCGAGCTTGGCCGAGTCGACCCTGCGACTGGCCAGCGTCTACGAGTCAGAAGGGCGGACGGAGATGGCCGCGGAGATGCGGCAACTGGCAGCGGAACGGGCGAAGGAGGCAGCATGAACACGGTCAAGAAGGCGCGGCGCAATCTACTCCCACGCGAGAACCTTGCTCGGTGCATCCGAGAGGGGCAGTGGGAGTGCCAGACGGTCTACGGTGAATGGGTGCCGGTGTTCGTCGCTGGCGATGAGCGCGCGAGCAACGGGTGCGTTCTGCTGAGCCCATTCGATTTTGACGGCAAGGGCAAGCATGGCTTTGCTGAGATTCACGAAGACGGCTCGGTAACCCTCTCCGTATCGGATACGCGCAAGTTCCTCCTGCGCGACATGATGCGCCCGCGGGCCTTCGTTTTCGAGGTCCGGACGACTGCGCAGTACCTGAATGGGAACATCGACGAGTTCATTGCGCGCTCTGTCGAGGAGGCGGAAGCCAAGGCAGCGGAGCACTACCGCCGGGTGTTCGTCGGCACCGGTCACACGGTGACCTGGCGGCTGGTGAGCGAGAGCCACATGCGAATTGACGGTCGTCGGGCGGCCTGATGCGCCGGCCCAAGGCAGACGACACGTGCGCCGTAATCTCGCTCGCACATGAGCGGGCGATGCGGGACGCGCAGAGGCATCGGGAGGCATCGGCGGCAACGCTGGTGCCCCTGATTGAGGACTACCGCAAGGCTCACGAGATGCTGGCAGCGGCGGAGAAGTCTTCTGCCCAGGTGCGACTGGAGACGGAACTCCGGGCGTCGGAGGACTTGGTGTTGCTGGCGCAAGTTGCCGGGGTGACTCCGCGACAAGCGCGGGATGTTTTGGTCGGGCTCTACCAGCTTGGCCGCAAGCGACGGGCAGCCGTCGAAGAATCAATTGCCGCTCGGGTTGAGCGGTTGGGAGGCAAGTGATGATTTGGGCAGCGAGCAATGGGCAGAACGTTCGCGATGTCATGGGACTCGACAGGGCGCAGCGCGAGATGACGCTGCGGCAGTACGCGTCGGCGCACAAGGGTTGCGCCAAGTGCGGGCAGCCGGTGCCGACGTACGAGACGCCGGACGGGCTGGTGTGCTGGCTCTGCGACGGGAAGAGCGACAAGGTCGCGTAGGACTTCGACGGGCGCGGGTGAGACCGCGAGGAACATGGGCGCTTGCGCAATGCGAGCGCACCTGACTGATTCCCTGGCAGACGGAGAGCCCGTTGAGTCTGCCGACTGGCGAAGGTTTACGGCCCTGTCCTTGGTTCAACTCCGAGGCGCTGGTCCAAGTGTTGAGTGGGAACAAGGAGAACAACAATGTCACCGACTACGTCACTAGTTCAATCAAGCAGTCTTGCCCTCTTGGAGCCGGCAGACATTCAGGAGGCCATCAAGTTCGCAACGAACTTGGCTGTTGCCTACGAGATCACTGCGCAGGTCGCCTTCGCCAAGATCCAAGCTGGCCGCTCGATGGGAATGAGCGCCTTTGAGTCGATGCAAAACATCTACTTCATCAAGGGCCGGGCGACGCTGGCGGCGCAGTTCATGGAGAGCCGCATCCTCGGCAACATGACTGCTCCCGAGGGGCAACGCGTTGTTGACGCGTTCGAGATGCGCGAGATCACCGAAGAGAAGTGTGTGTACTACGCAAAGCGCATCGGTCGTCCGGGTCGTGAGTACGAGTTCACGATCGCCGAAGCTCGCAGGGCGAACCTCATCAAGGCCGGCGGCAACTGGGAGATGTATCCGAAGCGGATGCTGCAAGCGCGAGCGCGAAGCTACGCGGCGCAGTCGGAGTTTCCCGATCTGATCAACGGGATGCCGTCGTACGAAGACATGCAGGAGGAGAACTCAAAGCCCTTGAAGGTCCAAGGGCCGCAGCAAGGTCCAATCCCTCAAGCTCCGCCGTCGGACAAGATCCCGGATGCTGAGGTTGTCGAGGAACCGAAGCAGCCCTCTCCGGTCGCTGGCGCGATTCGCGACTACGCGAGCGAGCTTGAGGATCTGAAGATCAAGATCGCAAAGGCCGATGCGGGGAAGCAAGTCCGGGCGATGGTCCAGAAGTTCGTGTCTGAAGCCGGGGAGCCATGGGCGACGGACGCGAAGGCCGCGTACAATTCGAAGTTCGCAGCGGCGGCAAAGCCTGCTCCTGCGTCTGAACCGGCGGCGGCTAGCGAGGAGGCCGCGCAGTGAGCGACAACCCCACTGCGTCGGCCCTGGAACGCGTTCTGGCGTGCACGGCTAGTCATGTGCTCCCGGCGACGTACGATGCCCCTGGCGAGCCCGCAGAGCGAGGAACGGCCATCGCCAAGTTCATCCGAGACGTGGTGGCCGGCATGTCCCCTCATGATGCATCCGTCCGCATCCCCATCCAGTGGCGGGCCACATGCCAGGCGTTGGACTGGGCGAAGCTGACGGGCGGGCTGACCGATGTCCGCGGCGAGGTGGCCTACGCACTCGACACGGCGACGGACGAAGTGACGGAACTTGGCATCAACATCGGGCGCAACTACCCGAAGCTGAGCCCGACGCAGATCGGCGGAACGGTCGACATTGAGGGCATGTCTACGCTGGGCCATCCGGTAGTCATTGACGTCAAGAGCGGGCAAGACGTGACGCCTGCGGCAGAGAACGCGCAGATCCGTTACTTCGCTCGCATCGCCCAACTTCGACATGGCGCGGAGATGGTCGAGGCCCGGATCGCCTATGTCGCAGAGGACGGGTCGGTAACGCTGGACGTTGCGTTCCTCGACACCTTCGACCTCGACAGCTTCGGCGATGAACTGGTGGGCCTTGTCAGCAACGTCAAGCGGACGCGGCTGAAGATGGCGGCGGGAGAGCCTGTCCCGGTGAGGGCTGGCGACCACTGCAAATACTGCCCAGCAATGAACGCATGCCCGGCATACGTCGGCATCGCGCGGCACATGCTCCCGATGGTGGAGGCGTTCGCAGGGCCGGAAGCCGTCGCGATGACAGAGGCCAAGAAGGAAGACTTGGAAGCGGTGGTGGCGTCTCGATTCACTGCGATGACACCCGATGAACTGGGCGCCGCATACCTGAAGCTGAAGCAGATCGAACGCCTTGCGGATGCCGTTGCCAAGGGCATCAAGGCGATGGCTGAACGGCAAGACATCCCCCTCCCCGACGGTCGCACACTGAAGAAGATTCCGATGTCCAGGAAGAGCTTCAACCAGGACCGGGCCATCGGGCTCATCCTCGACCTTGGGGCGAACAACGATCAGATCGCGTCTTGCTACATCGAGAGCGAGGGCCACCAGATTCGGCCGGTGGGGAGTAAGACCGGGGCACCGAAGAAGACACGAGAGAAGAAGCGGAGCGCGGCATGACTGATCCCATCAAGGCTTTGGAGTCCAGGGTGCAGGCACTGGAGACCACCATTGCAGCACTCAAGGCGGTGTTCGTTGGCGGAAGCGCTGGTGTCGGCGGAGCAGGTGGCGAGGTTGCTACCGACCGCGAGCTGGACTCCCAATACGGGGACGAGCAAGTTCGCAAGAGCCCGAAGAAGTGGCTGGAGAACGGCGGCCACGATTACAAGGGGTACAAGCTCTCGCAGTGCCCGGCCGACTTCCTTGAGGAGTTTGCCAGTCTGCAAGACTGGATGGCGTCGAAGGACGACGAGTCCGGGAAGATGTACCAGCCCAAGGGCGGCAAGGCGCCGTACCCCATGTCTCGGTTTGGTCGGAAGACAGCTCGCCTCGCCCGTGGATGGGCCAAGCGCATTCGTGAAGGCTGGAAGCCAAAGGCGCTGGCGCCTATGGGTGCAGAGTCCAAGGAGCCTGATGCCTTTGCGCAGAACGGCGGATCGTTCGGCGATGATGACGGCGGGGACCCGTTCGCGTCTGCCGACTTCGTATCTGGCGATGACGACATCCCGTTCATCGTCGACGCTGCGCGCATCACCTGGAGGCGGCCATGAGGCTGCTCATTGGTGACACTGAGACGACCGGTCTCGACCACGAAAAGGACCATGTGGTGGAGGTGGCCTATGCGCTGTTCGACACCACCTACAACGCGATCATCAGCGTTCACTCGGAGCTTGTGGACGCGATGGGCAATGAGGCGGAGAAAGTCAACGGCATCCCCGCGGAGCTTCTCCAGCACGGCCGAGCGTTGCACTTCATCGAGCGCGACATGAAGGCCAACTTCGTCGACGCGGTTGTCTGCCACCATGTCGACTTCGACCGGCCTTGGTTCAGCAGCAGCCTCTTTGCGGACGTCCCCTGGGTCTGCTCCTGCAACGACATCGAGTGGCCGAACGCCGGCAAGAGCAGCAAGTCCCTGGTGGCCTTGGCGCTCGCGCATGACGTTCCGGTGGCCTTCGCGCACCGCGCCTTCGATGACGTCCTGACCCTTGCGCGGATGTTCCAACGGGTGGCCGAGAAGGGCCATGACGTTGACGCGATGCTCACCAAGGCGATGCGGCCAAAGGCTCGCTTCGTCGCGAACGTCCCGCGCAGCCGCAATGACGAACTCAAGGCGGCCGGGTTCCGGTGGGACCCAGACCGCAGTCAATGGTGGAAGAAGATGGTCGTTGAGGAAGCGGCAATGCTCGCCTTCCCGGTGCAGGAGATGCCATGAAGATCACACGACTACGCGTAACGAACTACCGCGGCATTGAAGCTCTCGACCAGACCATTGGCGAGGCTGGTGCTGTCGTAAAGGGCAGCAACGGCGCCGGCAAGACCAGCGTCCTGAAGGCCATCCGCGCCGCATTAGCAGGCAGGGACATCGGCGCAGACGCCATCCGCCTGGGCGCATCGAAGGCGGAGATCCTGGTGGACCTTGGGGACAAGTCTGTTCGTCGGCTCATCACCGCGAAGACTTCGACGCTGACGGTAGAGCAAGACGGCCACAAGCTGAGCGCCCCGCAGTCGCTGCTGATGGAGTTGCTCGGGACGAGCCCGCTGGACCCCATCGAGCTTTACGAGGCAGACGCCAAGCGTCGCAAGGCGATCATCCTTCGGGCAATGCCAGCGAAGCTGAGCCGAGCCGCAGCACTTGAGATCATCCCGCCGGCCATTCGCCCCGCCGCTGAGGCCATCAACTACGATGCCCATGGGCTGGAGGTTGCCGAGCAACTGGCGACACTGGTCTACAACGCGCGGAAGGACATCAACGCGCAGGCCAAGGCTGCCGAAGCCAGGGCGACGGAGTTGTACGTACCATATGCAGCGCTTGAGGCTCCCGCAGTTGGCGAGGCAGATGCCAAGCTGAGCGAGGCGGAGAAGGCTCTCGGTCAACTGGAGTCGGAGGCCAAGCGCTTCGAGGAGTCCGGGGCCAAGGCGGAGGAGATGCGAAAGCGCATCGATGGGATGCGGACAGAGTCCGGGGCGCTTCATGCCGCACTGCATGTCTGGGATGACCTGGAAGCACTCGCAAACGGCTCTCATGAGAACGCTGCGGTCAACGAACTCGAACAACTGGAGCGCAAGGTGGTTGCCGCTAGGGCGAGGCTTGCCGAAGTTCAGGCGGACATGGCGAAGCTTGCCAAGGCCAAGGAACTGACCGCGATGGCGAACACCCTGGAGTCAGGTCTTGCTTCTGCGCACGGCACCCCGATGGACCCAGCAAAGTTGGCCAAGGCCAAGGCTGCTAGGGATGAGGCCAAGGCCCTCGTAGAACGCGCCAGGGCAGCCGACAAGGCCCGCGAGCAACGGGCAAGGCATGAAGAGGCGTCCAAGCTCGCGACGCGGCTACAGGCCGATTCTGAGGCACTGACCGCCATCCTCGACCGGTTGCGCAAAGACATCCCGAACGAGCTGCTTGCCAACGCTGACGGCATCAGTGGGTTGTCGGTGGACGGGGACAAGGTCCTTCTGGACGGGGTGGACATCGTCGAACGCTGCGGCCAGGAGCAACTTGGCTTCGCTGTTGAGATCGCGCGGAGGCTGAACGCCAAGAGCAAGATCCTGGTGGTCGACGGGTTGGAGCGTCTGGATGAAGAGCAGATGCGGCGGTTCGTCGCCGACGCAACGCGGGACGACTACCAACTCATCGGGACCCGGGTTGATGCGGGAGAGGTTGTGTTCGAGGCGATTGAGGCTGTCGAGGAAGACGATGATGCACCGCTATGAGGTTTCGGCACTACGAGCTTGATCAGGTTGTGCAGCGAGCGACCAAGGGCCCATGGATCGCATCCGGCGATGGCAGCAGCATCAATCACATCGTCGCCCCATTGGCCAATACGAACGGCTCCGAGGAGTTCTACGGAGCGCCGCTGATTGCCGAGAGCATGACCGCCAATGACGTGCACTTCGTGTGTTTGGCAAGGGCGGTGATGGGTCAGATTGTCGAAGACATGGGCCGCGCGGTAGGCATCTTCGAGCGCACTTGTGAGAATGAACTGATCGCTGCTGTTGGGTCAATGAGGGCCGCGACAATCTCCACCATGTTCGCCAGTGAGAATGCGGCGGCGTATCGGCGCGGGCTGAAGGATGGGGAGGACCGTGTGATGGCCCAACTTCGAAAGCTCTCGGGTGGGCCACTATGAGCGATCGTCACCCAATGGTGCGCGTAGTGAACGGCATCAACAGCTTCAAGCATCGACGCCTAGTGGAAGTCTGGACCGGAAAGGAGTGGCGACTTGCATCGCGAGACATGACGCAGCGGGATGCCGACAGGGTCGCCGACGTGTTGTCGATAGCGCTGCGCCAAGCAGAGAGTGTGGCGGTGGAGCGCGCAGCACAGTCCGCTCACTGGGAAGGGTGAATCGTTGAACTGACAGCCGGGAGAGACCGGCATCAACGGGGCGCCCATGTGGCATGCGCGCGTGTTGGTGGTTCGATTCCGCCAGCGTCCACATGGTCGCGAGACCAGTGCCAACGCAGCATTGCAGCGTGACAGCCCGGAGAGACGGGCGCTTTTGATGAGGAGTACACGAGATGAGCGACGATGATCAGGTCCCTACCCGATGCCCATCCTGCAACCCGATGCACGGCACCGAAGTCGCGAGGCGCAAGGCTGCCAAGCACAATGCCCGTCACTGCAACCTCTGCCATGGTAGCCAGCGCGTTTCCGTCGAAGTCGCATCGCGGTTCCTGGACGCACTGCGCGGCATCGGGGTAAAGCTGACGGCGCGGCGCATCCCGAAGACCCTCACCAAGGTTTCGCAATGAGCGCCAAGCTAGCCAACCTCTACCGCGCACTGGCTGATGTACTCACCGACATCGCCGAAGAACTGGAGGCAACCGAGCCCGCCAATGACCCGGCTCCGCTTGCTCCAAAGAGTCGCCCTCGGGCACTTCGTGCGAGGCCGTTCCCGCAGCCCTTGTCTCCAGTCACCGATGACCTGTACACGTCACGGGCAAGGCGGATGATAAAGAAGCGAGGCGGCGTATGACGAAGCGAAGGCCTAAGGGCTCTGGCACCATCACCAAGATCGCAGACGGACGGTACCGCGCGCGCTTCCCGTTCACCATTGGACGAAGGGAAGAGATCGAAGGCTCCCCGTTTGCGACCTACGAAGAGGCGGAGATGGCTCTCGATGGCATCCTAGCGGTGCTAGCAGAGAGCGAGTGCACGCGAGGCGGTATCAGCCTGAAGCGCCTTGGCGAGTCCTGCATCGACCTTCGCGAGCGCGATGGGTACAAGGCGATCAAGAGCTTCAAGTCTTGCTGGAACGCCTACGTCCTTCCGTGGGAGGCATCGCGGATGCCGGCTCGCGATCTGACGACTGGACAGATCCGGGAATGGCTGGCGGACATCTCCGCGCGCGGGCTGTCGACGATGACCCGGCGCAACGCGCTCAACACCTTGCGCGCTGTTCTCTCCTACGGAGTCGAGGCCGGCAAGCTCGCAACCAACGTCGCGCTTGGCATCAAGGTCAAAGACCATGGCAGCACGGACGAGAAGAGCACCGCCCTCGATATGGCGGAGACGCTTGCGCTGATCGCTGCGAGCGGGAACGACCTGGCCGTCTGCTTGGCCATCGGAACCGGGATGCGCCAAGGCGAGGAGCGTTCGCTTCTTTGGTCCGACGTTCACGTCAACGCCAAGGTCCCCCACGTAGTGCTCCGCTATGGCACCCCAGGCGTCTCGACGAAGAGCGGGCGAGTGCGGAAGGTTCGCCTGTTCGGCATCGCGCTACAGGCCGTCCTGGCGGTGCCAGAGGCCGAGCGCAAAGGCATCGTCCTGCCGAGCGTCACCGGACTGCATCGCCCGAAGGGACGCATCGTCGCCGCCGCTGACTGGGCAGCCTGGAAGGCCAAGGCCGGGATCACTCGCCGCGTCCGCTGGCATGATCTCCGCCACACATGCGCAACGCTCCTGTTGACCGGAGCTTGGGACGGCAAGCCTTGGAGCTACGAGGCCGTGAAGGACCTCCTGGGTCACTCTTCGGTCAAGGTCACGGAGCGCTACGCGCGATCCATCGGTCTCTCGATGGGGCCCAGTGTCGACCTTCCGAGCAATGCCATCCCGCAACATAGGGTCCGAATAGGGCCCGAGCCAGTGAGCGAGGATGCGGGCCAAGCCATTGAATTGATTGAGAGGCGTGGATGGGATTCGAACCCACGTATGACGGTTTTGCAAACGGGGGCAGTCATGAATGATCTCGCGCCGATGGACAAGCTCTGGGCCCTATCCGGGTCCTACCTGTCGGCTGTTGCTGAGCGGGACCCGTTTGCGACCCGCAAGGGCTTGGACCTGGCCGCTGCGGTCGACGCATTGGTGACGGAGCATCGCGCCAATGTCGCGGCAGAGGAGGCGTGCTGATGGCTATCGACGCAGAGGCCGCTTGCTTGCGCCAGATGGCCCGCCACATGCTCTTCATGCCCGAGACCCCATCCCAGGCCGATGCGGTTGACGCGCTCGTCCTGAGGGGGTTGTGCGCGACTGCGACGGTGCAGTTCGCCGATGGGCCAAAGACCTACTACCGGCTGACCGATGCCGGTTGGCGGGAGGTGTCCGGGCAATGAGGCGCGGGGAGCATCACCGGATCGATGCGGACATCAAGTTCCTGGCCTGGCTCGGGAGCGCGAGCTTCGACGATCTGGTTGCCAGGGCAAGGCAGTACGCGGACACCAACGGCTGCCCTCAGTGGAAGGTGGTGGCTGTTCAGCGGGCCATCGAGAAACGAATTGCATCAACCGAGTCGGGCGGGTCCCGAACGAACGGAGAGAACAGACAATGGAAGTGACGATTCAACGCAACGACCTCGACAAGATCCTTCGACGGGCAACGCCTGTCGCAGACCACAAGAGCACCATGCCGATGCTCGCGAACATCCTCCTACGTTGCGAAGATGGACAGGTCCACTTCACCGCGACCGACCTCTACCGATCCGTCACCGGGTCCGTGGACGCCAAGGTCTCGAAGTCCGGGGCCATCGCCATCGGCGCGAAGGATCTGGAAGCTCGCGTCAAGGCGATGCCTTCGGGCAACCTCACCATCATCGGTGATGACAAGGCCGTCCAGATGAAGGCGGAGAAGGGGGCGCGAAAGTTTCGGCTCCCATGCCACCATGCCGAAGACTTCCCGCCCGTCGCAAAGGCTGCCGGCGCAAACACAACGGCGTCGCGCGAGTTCCATGCCGTGACGTTGTCGCGCGCCATCGGTCGAGTCATCTCCAGCGTTGGCGTGGACGAGTCGCGGGCCCACCTGAACGCGATCAAGTTCGAGGCTGATGGCACCAACCTGCGAACGGTCTCCACCGACGGGCATCGTCTGACGTTGTCGAACCTCCCCGTCTCCGAAGGAACCGCTTTTGAGTTCCTTCTTCCGCTGAAGGGAGCAACTGACATCCGTCGCATGTGTGACGAGGCCAGCGCAGCGGATGCTGGATCGGTCATCCGCGTCACCATCGCAGACAACAACGCGTTCTTCGACTTCGCCGGGATGGTCTACAGCATCAAGTTGGTGGACGCGAAGTTCCCGCCATACTCGCAGGTCATCCCGAAGGGGAACGACAGCATCGCGGAAGTCGACCGGCTCGCGCTCATTGAGGCTTGCAAGGCGATCTCCGTTGCATCGAACGAGCGCACTGGAGGCGTCAAGTTCCGCTTCTCCAAGGGGACGCTCCGCATCGAGGCGGAGAGCCCGGAGCATGGTGATGGGGCGGACGAACTGATCATCGGCTACACCGGACCGAACATCAGCGTTGGATTCAACGCCAAATACATCGTCGACGCCTGCAACGTTCTGTCCTGCGAGGAGGTGGTCCTCAAACTGAACGGGGAACTCGACCCGCTGATGGTGGCGCCCGAGGCGGAGTCTGGCGATGACTTCTTGTGCGTCGTCATGCCGATGAGGATCTGAACTGGTGAGCGGCTACGTCGCTCGCTGCGCCAATTGTGGCGCGTTGGTGGTGCATGCGGTCGGGACACATCGGCCGCTGCACCGTCATGCAAAGTCGAAGAAGTGCCGCATTGCTGGGGCAAGGAAGCGGCATCAGGAGAAGGAGTTCAAGAAGTCATGAAGCTAGTGGTCATTGAGAGTCCGCTGAGTCCAGCCAACGGCAGGACGTTCGAGCAGAACATCAACTACGCGCGGCTATGCTGCCTCGACAGCATTGAGCGACGCAATGAAGCCCCGATGGCTTCGCACTTGCTCTACACACAACTGCTGGACGACACGAACAAGGAACACCGAACGCTCGGCATCAGCGCGGGCTTTGCCTGGGGCAACAAGTGCGATCTGGTGGCGGTCTACACGGACTTCGGCATCAGCAGCGGGATGGCGCTCGGGGTCGATACGGCGAACAGTCGCGGGACGGCGGTGGAGTACCGAACGTTACCTGCGGACCTGATGGCGATGGTGGAGACGGGGCCGGTGAAGAAGACGGAGGGGATGTGATGACTCTATACATAGACAGCGGCGAAGGCCGGCGCATCGCGGACTCGCTGCGCTCACTTGCCAACCACGTCTACGGCATCGCCAGGTCGAAAGGCTTCCACGACGAACCGGTGCCCATGGCTGTCTCGGTCGCAAACCTGCACGGCGAGGTCTCCGAACTCTGGGAGGCCTACCGGCGCGGGATGCTGGACAAGCCGTGCGACAAGAAGACGGCTGAGCCCCTCACCTGCATGGAAGAGGAGCTGGCTGACATCATCATCCGTGCGCTCGACACCGCAGAGGAGAACGGCGTCGACATCGGTCGCGCGGTGCTGATCAAGAGCGCCTACAACGAGACGCGGTCGCATCGGAATGGGTGAGGTGTGAGTTGATGAACGCAGCAGAGCGTGAGCGGTACGAAGCAGAGTGCAAACGTTGCCGGTCGGTGTACCAAACGGCCAACCCTTGGATGACGCAGTTCTGCTCTGAAGAGTGCAGGAAGGAACGGGAGCGGGAGCGGGACCGTGCACGGAGAGCATCGCCTTCCTACGTCGAGAAGGACAGGGAGCGGAACCGCAAGTGGGCAGAGGCAAACCGAGCCTGCTCCACCCGCAAACCATGGCTTGCTGGCGCCCCTCCGTTCGACACGTACCTGCCGGGCGCATCAATGGCCTTCAGTGTCTACCCGTCGCCAAAGTGGCCCATTGAGTTGCGAAACACCCGGGGCCTTCATGGCGCACTGACCAACATCCTCGACATGGGGCACATGCCTCGCTTTCCGTTGTGGACGCTGTTCCCGTATCAGAGCGGTTGGGCGGTCCACTGGTGGCACGATGCTGGCGCCTCATTGGCCGGCAAGACTGTCGACTGTCCACTGTACGGGCATCCATCGAAGTTCAAGTTTGGACAGGCCTTCCGAATCAAGGCGCCGCGCGGCATTGCTAGGGGCAGGAAGCGCGTCCGTATCGACACCATCACCCCTGTCGTCATGACAACGGATGGGCGCACCAAGAGCCACGAGAAGCCAACATCAGTCGCGCTGCTCAACACACTCGCCGGAGCTTGGCTTCAGCGTTTCTCTCTCGAACACCTGAAGACGGACGACCTGATCCGCGTCGAAGCGTCTGAGGTCGATACGAGGGTCGCCAGGGTAGAGGTCGGCGGCAAGTACGGCACCGTTTCAGGCTGGGAGGGGCATTGCGTGGTCGAGGCAAACGCTCCAGCCCGGTGGCTTCTTGAAGTCGCAGCACGTACCGGCTTTGGAGGGCGCACCGCGTTTGGCTTTGGGCGCATTCGTGTCTCGGAGGTTCCGTGAGCCCTAGCCAGATCATCCACAAGATTCTCGGGCTCAAGCCAAACGCCATGTGCCGAGACATGGAAGCGTTCCATTGTTGGGTTTGCGGCGGTGACGCGACGCGAGGGGTGGAGCGTCACAAGTGGGCCGGCGCAAACTTTACAGGCCAGAACCGCGTCCGCTGCGCAGAGAGCGGCTACGTCTGCGAGTCATGTGTCCACGTCATGGCCGGCAAACCTCCCGACACTGAGCGCATGTGGACGCACCTGGTGGAAGGCTCCTCTCACGTCCGCGTGAACAAGGGGCAGAAGCCAGCCATCCGAGACTTCATTCGCCGCACCCACGAGGCCCCATGGTTCGCCGCCATCGCGGACAGCGGCAAGAAGCACCTGATCCCGTGGACCCCCATCAACGCGCCTGGACAGGCCGGTGGTGCGGTCCTGTTCGAGGAGGCCATCGTCGAGTTGCCTCGCGATGCTGAAGGCTGGTCAATGCTGGACGACATCGCCGATCTGCTGACGATGGGCGCAACGAAGGAGGAGATTCTGTCTGGGGCTCTCGGCTCGCGCGCGTGGCAGTTGTGCGGGGCGAAGCTTCACGCGTTCGAGACCAAGCACGGCTTTAGGCGTGGTGGGCAGTGGTTTGAGTTGGCCATCTGGCTGGCGCAACGTGACGAGGCCGCAGTGGCCGAAAGGATGGAAGCGGAGAAACAAGAGAAGGCGGCAAAGAAGGCCGCGGCGAAGACGACGAAATCGAAGGCTGATGGGCCGACCAAGAAGAAGGGACCGAAACGTGAACGAGGAAAAGAAAGAGCGTCTGCGGACGCTGACAGTGGAGCTTCTGCTGGAGCTTCGGAGCGCGTACCTGGGGACGCCTGGGTGCAACGTCCTGAAGCACTGGGATCAGTTGCAGAGCCGGATGCTGGCGGCATCTCGGCAGAGCGAATCGGTAGAGGAGTGGACGACCAAGATGGTTCGAACGCTTCAGTTGGGGGCGCTGCGAGTGGACAGCTCTCGCTCTTCTCGTGATCTCGCGGACTTCGTCCGAGAGAACAACTGCTCCCGCGCATGGCTCGACTTGATCGAAAGGGAGTTTGGCTACCTGATTGCGATGGCCCGTGGCATCGCCGAACAACGCAAGGAAGCTGCCCAGGCAGCACGAGAGGAAGCGGCACAATGAGCGAGACGAAGAAGGTTCACGAAGTGGTTCGTTACGATTTCATCCTTGAGGCCCTTACGCCAATTGCCCATGCATCGGAGAGCATCGGCAACACGTCTCTCGTGATGCGCGAGAAGCGCCGTCTGCCCGATGGCTCCTTTGCACATGTACCGATCATCACCGGAGACACGATGCGCCACGGTCTGCGCGAGGCCGGCGCTTACGCGCTTCTTGATGCGGCCGGGATGCTGGAAAACCCCGCGCTTGGCGAGGCCGCTCTGCGACTTCTCTTCGCTGGCGGGATGATATCTGGCTCGCAGGAAGGGTCCGTGAAGTTGTCGGACTACTCTGTCATGATCGATCTCTGCCCTCCCCTAGGACTCCTCGGAGGCTGCGCCCAGAACCGCGCGATCCCTGGGAAGGTCCAAGTGGATGCGGCGGACTTGATCTGCGACGAGACTGCCCACCGGATGCCGGAGTGGGTCAACGAATGGCTGAAGGAGCACGGGGTCAAACTCTCATCTGCACGCGGTCACGTCGAAGAGGTGATGCGCGTTCGCATGGACCCGAGCCTGGACCCTGGGAAGCGCAAGCTTCTGACGGACGGAGGGCTGAGCATCGAGCGGCGACTGCTTGCGTCCGAACACGGGAAGGAAGTCGGCGACGTCGTCATTGCGGACTCGTCCAAGAGCACGATGCTTCCTCGCAACCATGAGACCGTTGTCTCCGGCGCACTGTTCTACTGGTCGGTCACTGCGACGGTCCACACGGAGCTTGAGCGGGACACGTTCAACACGATGGTTGGCGCCTTCCTTCGCGATGCTCGCGTCGGGGGGAAACGCGCGACCGGGCACGGGCGCATCCGTCCGATCATCGCAAAGCAGATCGCGGTTCGTCGCCCTCGTGAGGCGCCGGAGAACCTGGACGTTGGAGCGTTGGCGCCGAAGATCGGCTCCCTCTTCTTCTCGCATGTGAGCGAGCGGAAAGAGAAGGTCGCCAAGTTTCTGTCCGAGGTGGACGCGTGACCATGGGTCCCTTCGTCGCTCGCGCACACCTGCGCGGTTCCGTGATGCTTCCTCATGCGAGCATTGCACTGGACGCGTTGCTCATGGCAGCCATTGCCGTGCGCGACGCGCTCCCCCCTCCGGGGTTCGGTCCTCTCGTTGACATTCAGATCCCCATCTCGCGAGAGCGCGGCATCTACCTCGCGTCGACGGGGCAGTTCAGTGTCGAGCTGCACGAGAAGCGGTTCATCAACAAGCGCTTCCCGATGCTGGAGGCGCAGATGCTCGGGAAGACCAAGATGAGCGTCAACCCAAAGGGCGGCCTGTCCAAGGGCTTCCGCATCCCCGCCGAGACTCTGCACCTGCATGGCGATCTGATGACGTTCTATGCCATCGGGGACATCGACGCGGTGACGGACATCCTCTCGCTCGTCACTCACCTCGGGAAGAAGCGCGGCGTCGGTCTCGGCCGTGTGGATCGGTGGGTGGTTGAGCCGATCGAAGCGTGGCCGGGCTTCCCCGTTCTTCGCGCTGGGCGGCCACTCAGACCGCTTCCGCTCGACTGGGAGGGACTGGGAGAGCATCGCATCGAACGGCGCGTTCTGGCGCCTCCGTACTGGCAGAAACATCGTGAGGAGGCCACTGCGTGCTGATAGCCAGTCCGCGCCATACGCCACGCGATTTGGAGCAGTGGGCCATCTATGAGCGCACCGATGCGCTTGAGGCAAAGAGGATGCGGCCGACTCTTGATGTGCTTGCTCGCAAGGCAGCTCACGAGATGCGAACGTTCCTTGATGCCGGCCCTGATGGCAGGCGCGGTTACCTCGGGGTGAGTTGGGGCAAGGACTCCGTGGTGACGGCGCACATCGCGTTGACCCACGGGATCCATGTTCCTCTCGTCTGGGTGCGCGTCGATGATCGTGAGAACCCAGATTGCGTCTTGGTTCGGGACGCATTTCTCGCGATGCATCCGACCGCCAACTATCACGAGGTCGAGGCTCGTACCGCGAAGAAGGGGCTCACGTCATCCGAGGGTTTCGCGCAAGCCGAGCGCATGTTCGGGAAGCGCCACATCTCGGGTGTGCGCGCCCAAGAGTCTGCGGTCAGGCGCCTTCGAACGGCGCACTACGGACTCACCACGGAGAACACCTGCGCCCCAATCGGGCACTGGAAGGTGGCGCTTCACGTGTTCCCGTTCATTCATGCCCATGGGCTGCCGTTGCATCCCGCGTACGCATGCACCCAAGGCGGCATGTACGACCGGAACTACATCCGCGTTGGGTCGCTGGGAGGGGACCGAGGGACCGGGCATGGGCGACGCGCGTGGGAGCGCGCGTATTATTCGGACGAGTTGACTGACGCGCTTGCAGCGCGGGAACGGGACGTGAACCGGTGACCACCATCCTCGTTTGCGGCGGACGCGACTACTCAGACTGGCACCGCGTCAGAGACACGCTGAACACGCTACACGCGTTCCACGGTGACCTCCGCATCGTCCACGGCGGAGCCACTGGCGCTGACGCGCTGGCGGCCCGCTGGGCGCGGGAGAACGGACACCAATGCGTCGCCTACCATGCCGACTGGAAGACGCACGGTCGGGCAGCAGGACCCATCCGCAACGCGCTGATGCTGGAGCGGGAGAAGCCCGACCTCGTAGTCGCGTTCCCTGGTGGACGCGGGACTGCGGACATGGTCGCGAGGGCGCGTGCGGCTGGCGTCGAGGTTGTCGACGCCGTCGACATGCTCAACTAAAAGCATCGCGTTTCCCGCAGAAAAGACCGTCACTGGTCTTTTTTTTGCGTTATCCACTTGCGCGCGGATTGCCGCGCGCGTATGTTAATCTCATGAGCAACGACGACATCAAGAGCCGGTTCGAGAAAGCGCAAGCAAACGTCCGCCGCGTCGAGTCTGCGAACCTCTCGAAGTCTTCGCAGAACAAGGCATGGCGCGAATACTTCGCGGCCGAGGACGCGCTGAAGGCCACCGGGTACTGGCGCTGAACAACGACACCCCGCGGCGCGCTGCAACGCGACGCACAACCCAAACAACTGGATAGGAGATTCCCCCATGAACGCGACCCACTACAGCATCACCCTGAACGACATCACCAAGATCGTTGCCCTCGCCGATGACCCGATGAGCGTCGCCGACGCGATGGTTCGCGAGGCAGGCGGCGGTATCCCGCAGATCGTTCCGGTGGTTGACGCTCCGGTCTACTCCACCTGGACGGAGCAGACGGTCGACGTTGCCGCCAAGGAGCGCATCGAGCAACAGCAGGCGGCGCTCATCGCTGGCGGCGTCGCTGTCAACGCTGCGGAGCAGTTCTACGCCACTGGCACCCGGATGGCGGTCGAGGGTTACGAGACTCAGAACGCCCGCAAGGCAGAGCACGACGCGATGACCCTGGTCCGCGATGCGGCCCACCAAATCATCGAGATGGTTCGCGCTGAGAAGCGGGTCGACGTTGAGACGAGCGCGGCGGACATGGCGCGCGGCGTTCACGTCAACGGCATCGTTTCAATGAATGGCCTCCGCATGACCGAGACCGCGCTCCGCGGCATCTGCGGACGCCTTCAGTCCCCCTGCCTTGGGTTCCTGCTTGGTCTACGTGAGCGCGTCAGCGAGGAGCTTGCCAAGCCGGAGGACGAGCGCGACATGGCGGCTGTCCGCCACGACAAGGAGACGATTGCCGAGGTGATGGTGCGCGAACTGAAGCGCCGCCCTGACCTGCGCTTCAAGTTGCGCACCCGCACCGCTCAGGGGCTCCAGGACATCTTCGCCGCGGTCTCCCCTTCCTACGGTGTCGCCGATGCCCCGGAAGCGCTGGCGCGGCTTGTAGACGCCCTGCCGGCCGATGCCCGCGGCGCCACTGCGTACGACCCCACGACGACGGGCTGGGAGCTTCGCGCCTCGGTCTGGACCCCTACCCCGGTGGCAGAGCAAGCGGTCGGCGAGGCGTTCAAGGGCTTCGCGTCCTTCCGCTCGCGGGACAACGGCACCGGACGCCTTGACGGCGGCGGCGGCATCGAACTCCTGCGCTGCCTCAACGCCTCCACCTACGTCGCTGACGGCGTCGGCGCCTCGCGCATCCACCGCGGCGCGATTCTGGACGACGTCGCAGTCATGGTCGACGCGGCCACTGCGGCCATCGAGGTACTCTGCAAAGCTTGGGGCACCAAGCGCGCGCAGGCAATCGAGGTGCCCTCGGGTGTCCCCCTCGAAGATGCCATCCCCGGCTTCTGGCGCGCGCTGCTGACTGACCGCAGCAGCGAACTCTCGGCGGTGCTCCCCGGCCGCACCGACCACCACATCGAGGGACTGACCACCGCGTTCTTCAACGAGCGCCGCGAGGAGTCCTACTTGTCCCGCGCCGACTTCGCCCAGGGCTGGACCAAGTACATCCAGACCCAGGGCACCGAGCAACGTCGCGACGCAGAGCGCGCAGTCGGGGCCTGGATGGTCAACAACGTCAAGCCGCTCCGCTACGTCGAAGCGCGCTGAGTTCTGTCACCCGGTAGGGCGCTGCGCTGCAACGCAGCGCCCTTCCTTTCCCCCTCAACCTTTCTGGATAGGAGTCTCTCATGTGCATCAACAACCGCATCCTCGAACGCTGGGCGCAAATCAACAACCTGAGCGTCGAGTGGGTCAGCGTCCAACGTCCCGACATCGTGACGGCCATCCGCAAGTCCGGCTTCGCTGACGGCGTCATCGACGTCCGCGTCAAGAACGGCAACAACGAGGGACGCATCATCGAACTGTTCTGCCACGGGACCCACATCGTGCGGGTGAAGTTGTTCGACTCATGGGACGGGGCCTGGCTCATCGCCTCGCGGATGGCGGCTGCGCTGTCGGAAGCGTCCCGCAAGTCCGGCGACCGCAAGCGCATGAAGGCGGTGGCGTCATGACCGGCAACTACAGGCGCTACGAACTCGCGCGCACCGGCGCAAGGGACGTACTGGTCGCTCATCGCTGGGTGCGTCGCAGTCGCGGAGCGCTTCGACTTCATGATGGCGCCAAGGTCGCGAGCGAGGTGTGGCGCGGCACCGACTTCGTGGCGCATCGCGAGCCCGGCAACGTCGTCGAGCGTTGGTCCTGGATTGCTCGCATGACTCCGGTTCGCCGTACTCAGGAGATGCATCGGTACACTGGCATCATCGGCGGACCTTGCGGTGGCTACGACCGCTTCGCCACCGGGCGCACCTACAACTGGGCAGAGCTGGTGCTGCGATGAAGGCGCTCTCCGTCAAGAACCCGTGGGCATCGCTCATCCGAGACGGCAAGAAGACCATCGAGGTTCGTAGTCGCCGCATCCACTACCGCGGGCCGTTGATGATCTGCTCATCGGCAAGGCCCGACACTCGCAACGTCCCGACCATCGACGTTGTGGGCTTGCGCAGTGACGGTGTGACTATGTGCATCGTCGATGTGACCGACTGCACGGAGTTCCTGCCGTCGCACGCGCAAGCCGCTGGCATTGTCTGGTCTCCTGGACTCTACGCGTGGCACGTCAAGTTGGTGAAGCGCGTGGCCGAGGTGCCGGTACTCGGCAGGCTTGGTCTCTGGGACATCGACGCGCAGGTAGTAGTGGGCTCGCGCCACTGCAATGGCCGAGCCCGTGGGTGAGTGGATAGGACCCACCATCGGCTATGCTGCCGACTTACAACCGAGAGGTCAATCATGGGTGAGCGTTTCGAGTTCGGCGTGTACGAGTACCAGGTGGACGCGGTCGGCGTTTCTCGCAGACGCAAAGGCTCAGACGACGCATGGGCAACGTGCAGCTTGCAACAGCTCCGCGCGACAGCACCGGCGTCGAGTTCTCTCTGGGAATGGCTCAAGGCAAACGGCATCAAGCGGCCCTCACCTAGCGGCCCATCTGGCGCTGACGCAAACCGGACGACGGTCGCTGTCTATGTTCGACTGCCACCCGAAGACGCGGAGAGCCTCAAGGCCATTGCGGCGAACATGGGCATCGGCGTGGGGCAACTGATCTCCCAGTGGGTGCGGCGGGCAAGATAGTCACCCGACAGCGTAGTACCGAGTAGCCCGTTTGCTCCCGCGCTTGCGGATCGCCTTGGCCGCGAGGGCCTTGGCGATGGGCCGCGGCGTCTCTTTCGCCGTCATCCCAAGCGCCTTCTGAATCTGCTCACTGCTGAGCCCGCCCTTGGCGCCCCGTAGCGCCCCCACAATCGCCTTGACCGCAGCGTCCAGGTCCTCAGCGCTGCGACGCCCTGGCGCGCGTTTGGCGGGCTTGCTGGGCGCCTTGGCAGCGGGCGCAGCAAGCGCGACGGGAGACCCGCCAGCGCTCGCCCTGACGGCGGCAATCTCGTCCAGGGTCATAGACCCAAGGGCGCGGACAACGGCGCGGGCGAACTCGGCAGCGAGGGACTGGACGGCAGATTCGAAGGGAGAAGTGCGCATCCCCGAGAGATACCAGCCCTTCCGCCGGGCCCAAGTGAAAATAGTTCCCTTGTCGATACGCGGACTTACAAACTATCGACATGATACTGTATTGACCAATGCCGTATCCCAGTGCACATTCCAGGTGTCGCGACGGTGCACTACCCGGCGCGGCAAAAACAAGGAGCAGAACGATGACTATCGACATCAAGAACCTCACGATGACTGAAGCCTCCCGCCTGTACGATCAGGGCAACAACGCCGGCCGCGGATGGGACCCGACCGAAGAGGACGTGGACGAGGCGGTAGCCTCGCTCCGTGCTGACGGGTACGGCCTGGTGTTTGCTCGTCGCAACACGGACGAGGTGACGGTGTTGCGCAACGGCGACGAGGTGATCGCGGTCGGTGGCGACGCCATGGGCAAGGGAGCCTGGGCTGTCACTATCTCGAATGAGGTGTCCCGATGAGCCGCCTGAATAGCGTGGACATTCTCGCCAAAATCGAACAGCTCGCATCAGACACGAGCGGCGTTCAACAGGCAGATATTGACGTCTGGGTGAGGGAGCTTGAGGCGCGCGGCGGATGGTCGAAGGAACTGGATAGCCTAGCCGCCAAGTTCCCCGGCGTTGTGGTGATCAGCGAGGTGTCCCAATGAGCCTCCGAACCAGCGTTACGGGCACGTACACCCTCGACACGATCCGAACCCTCTCCCGGCCAGTGGCCTGGGCTGGCACCGTGGACGCGGCCACTCGACGCGATCAGGAGGCAGACCTCGCGGAGCTTGTGCGTGATTCGCTGGACGCAATCGACGGCACCGTTGTCGCGGTGGAGATCCAAGCCGGGAAGATTGTCGGCCTGCTCACCGAGGTGTCCCAATGAGCCGCAAAACAGAACTGGCCTACGGCACCGCTGCCGAAGCTCTCCGCGCAGAACACCCCGATGCCGTTTCGTGTCACGTCAACCACGACGACGTGCTCGTTGCGACGGGTGACGCGCGGCTGATTGCAGCCCGCATTGTCGATGCATACCGCGCCGACAGTGTCGCGGATGGCGTGGACTACTTGGCTACCATGGTCGCGAGCGGAGACGTTCTGTTCGACGGCTACAGCGCTACCCTCCGACAGACCATCGAGTCGACTGCGGCGGCGTAGTCAGAACAAAAGCGGCCCCGCGGGAGCACTACTTCCCCGGGGCCATGGCTCAATGCGCGAAGCGGAGCAGATGCACGCTGCGCGCGTTGGGCATCACAACCATACACGGAGACGAGAGACATGGCACCCAAGCCCACGCAACCAAGGCTCGCGGACATCGACGGGAAGAAGCTTGCAAAGGAGGTCCACGACAAGGTTTTTGAATTCATCGCGACTCGCGCAATGGACATCGGGGCGACCGTCATCGGAGACGGCCAGGGCCCTGGCGATGGCATGCCCGCACCATCAACGCTTCGCTTCACTGTCCAACTGCTGACGGGCTACGCCCAGCGCGGGCGATCCGCAACTGACTGGCCAGATGACGGCTGCTGCCAAGACGCGCTCATCGAAGTCATGTCCGCGCTCTATTCCTGCGCTGGGGACCGCGGGACGTTTGGAGGTGGCGCCTTCGACCTGCCTGACGAGGTGGACGCAACGGACGAGATTGGCGTCGTCATGCTGGCAGCCAATGCGCGGCAGACGGTGATGCTCGGCCAAGCTGTCCGAGTGAAAGAGCTTGCTGCCCTAGCGGGCGTCCACCCAGAGAGGGTCCGGGAGTTGATTCGCGCTGGGGAGATCGCAGCACTGCCGAACAACAGCATCCCGTCCAAGGAGGCCAAGCGCTGGCTTGGGGCTCGCGGGGTCGCTGGGTTCGATGAGTGACGATTGCGATGATTGGCCC